GAAGGGTACTCGCGGTTCTCCGTCGGCTAAAGCAGCTTCTACTCAGGTCACACTGATTGCGGCTACCGAGACGAAGAACACCTACACGATCAATCAGCATTGGGAATACTCCCGACTCATTGAGGACATCGTGTCGGTTCAGGCGTTCGACAGCTTGCGCCAGTTCTACACTGACGATGCTGGTTACGCTCTGGCCAAGAAGATCGACTCGTTCGTTCATGGTCTGTTTGCCTCCTTGCAGTCGGGTACCAACTACTCGGCGGCCCTGGTTGGTGACGGTGTTACTACGTGGTCGGCCTCCGCGAACTCCAACGCTGGCAACGCGGCCTCTCTGACGGACGACGGTATTCGCCGGCTCATCCAGAAGTTGGATGATGTTGACATCCCGTTCCGTAACCGTGCCTTCATCGTGCCTCCGGTCGAGAAGCGTAAGCTGCTCGGTATCAGCCGGTTCACGGAGCAGGCGTTCACTGGTGAGTCTGCTGGTGGCAACTCCATCCGCAATGGTCTCATCGGGGACTTGTACGCAGTTCCTGTGTATGTGTCTACGAACTGCCCGCGTGTTGCAGACGGCGGCGCTGCTACAGACCAGTTTGCTGGTGCTCTGATTCACAAGGACGCTGTTGCACTCATCATGCAGCAGAATCCGCGTATGCAGACCCAGTACAAGCTGGAATACCTTGCGGACCTCATGGTTGCCGACACCATCTACGGTGGTGGCGTGCTCCGTGGTGATGCGGGTGTTGCGTTTATCGTTCCGGATGCGTAATCCGATACCTGGTGGGCAATACCAGGACACGTAAAAGCCTTCCGGTGGGCTTGGTACACCGGAACCGCCCGTATAGCTCAGTGGCAGAGCCGCTTCCTTGTAAGAAGCAGGTCGTAGGTTCGATTCCGTACTGCGGGCTCCAAGCGATAAAGTTTAACTGTTAACCTTTGGGCACTACTCTTGGCTACTAAGACGTATCTAGAACTGATTAATCTGGTCCTCCAGAACCTCCGAGAAGATTCGGTCGCCACAGTTAATGCCACTACGTATTCTACTCTTGTGGGTACGTGGGTTAACAAGGCTAAATATCTTGTTGAGAATGCTACTCGCTGGAGACGGCTCGTAAGGGCTGTCTCCTTTTCTATTTCTGCGGGAGTGCAAACCTATGATCTTAGTAGCGCTTCTATTGTGGGTAGCGGCAATGAGCTTAACGATCGCGCCGTGCTTTTACGATCAGTTATTAATGAATATCTACCGATGGCGTACGATGTTACGCCGGGCGATCCGTTCCAGCTTATCGACAAGCCGTACGAATATATCGTAGAGAACCGTGAGCTACTGGCAGCTAATCCATCGAATCAATCGAAGCCCATCTATTTTGCGCTTTCAAAAGATGAGGATGGAGTTACTCTCGATCTTTATGAGGTCCCGACTTCTACCAGAAACTGGAAGATTTACTTCCACGCCCCGCAAAATGACTTTACGACAGGTACTGAGAACATCAAAGTACCGTATCAGCCAGTCGTAGACTTGGCTACTCTCTGGGCCCTTAATGAACGTGGAGAGGAAATTGGAGAACCCGGTACTACTGTGGAAGGACGAGTTCACGCTATCTTGGCAGATGCTGTTGCTTTGAACGGTACCGACGATCAGTTAGCCTTCGCACGAGGATAAGCGGTGCCTATTTCTCCCAGGACAGGGGCTCCCCTAGTTAACATAGCGCTGACTACCCCGGCGTTTAAAGGCCTGAATAAACAGTCTGAAACGGCTGTACTAGGTCCAGAGTGGGCCACCGAAGCAACTAACGCTATTTTCGATACTTCTGGACGTCTCGCAGCCAGAGAAGGTTGGGTCAGTCTTACTAGCACCCCCATGTCCGGAACCCCTGTTGTAGAGCAGATTCACGAACAATTAACATCAATTGGAACCTCGACTATCATTTCAGCGGCTGGCAACCGTCTGTGGAGAGACGTTACAGTACCCGTAGATATCACCGGTACGGCTACCGTAACAATCGGCAATAATTGGCAGTTCGTCAACTTTGCCGGAGCGGTATATGGGTTCCAAGAGGGTGAACAGCCTATTACCCGAGGCTCCGGAAACTTTAGCGATGTTGTTGCAGCATCCGGATCAGCCCCAACAGGTAATTGCGCCGTTGTTCATAGTGGTCGCATTTGGGCAGCCCACAGCGATAAACAAACAATCAAATATTGCGCTCTGCTAGATGCAACTCATTGGGCTACTGGAGCCGGGTCAATTGATATGACTTCGGTTTGGCCACAGGGAATTGACGAGATAATGGCCTTAGCTCTTTATAATGGCCAAATGGTTGTCTTCGGTAAGAACCGAATTGTATTCTTCGGAGACGGCCAAGGATCGGCTTTAGGCATCAATCCTAACAACATCTACGTCACCGACACTATTGTAGGAGTCGGCTGCGTTGCACGCGATAGTGTTCAGCAGATTGAGGGTGGGGACATTCTCTTTCTATCAGCTCAAGGAATTCAGAGCCTCAGCCGACTCATCCAGGAGAAGTCCAATCCTATTGACAATGTCAGTAAGAATGTCCGGGACTATCTGACAAACCTGGCGGCTGGAGAGACTATGAGCAAAGTACGTTCTGTGTACTCTCCTGAGAACTCTTTTTATCTCCTAAGCCTTCCTACTATCAATAAAGTATTTTGCTTTGACACATCTGGCAAACTCGAAGACGGGGCGTTGCGGGTCACAGAATGGAATACCTCGCTCAGAGCAATGTCTAGATCGATCAGCGGTACTCTGTACACTGCTCTGTCTACCGGAGCTGGAGGCAAGATCGGAAAGTATTCAGGATACTCGGATAACGGGGCTACGTACAACTTTGACTATGTGTCTGCTTGGCTGGACCTTGGGGAAGAGGCGTCCAGATACATCAAGATACTCAAGAGCATGACTTGTATCCTCTATATCTCTGCTGTAGCCGACGTACTTCTGAAATGGGACACTGACTTTGAAGGCGAATTTGACTCTCGTTCCTTACACCTTACGGCCCCTGGCACCTCGGAATGGGGAGTTATGGAATGGGGTGTTGGGGAGTGGTCAGGCGGTCTAGCTCTCCGAAAATTCGGTTCTCCGATTTCCGGAAATGGGCAATATATTCGAGTTGGGTGCCAAACATCTGTTTCTGGGGCTACTTCTCTACAGCAACTAACACTATTTACGAAAATCGGCAGGTTGGCTAAATGACGAATTATGTAATTACAACGGACTTTGCTCCAAAGGATGCCCTGCCTACGGGTACTCCGGCCAAGACTGCTAAAGGAGCAGAATTAGCCACTGAACTGAGCAACATTGCGACAGCAATAGCGTCTAAAGAAGACTCAGCGAACAAAAACAATCCAAATGGCTACACTGGTCTTGATTCTAGCGGTAAAATTTCGCCCTCTGTAGTTAGTGCTGGTTCCGTTACTCAATTCCAAAATACGACGGATAACGTCGGGTACTTAAACGTACCGCAGAATTCTCAGGGATCAAATTATACCCTTGTTTTAAGCGATGCCGGCAAGCATCTTTATTATGGCGGTACCGGGACAGTGACTTTCACCATCCCTGCTAACGGAACAGTGGCCTATCCTATTGGCACTGCTATAACTTTTATTGTCTCGGCTACTGGTACACTTAACATCGCTTGTAACGATACCATGACTTTAGCCGGTACTACAACCACCGGTACCCGTACCCTAACGACTAACGGCGTCGCAACCGCTATCAAGGTTACCAGTACAGGCTGGCGTATCTCTGGATCGGGGCTTAGCTAAGATGTCCAGTCAAATATTAACTGGGCTCGGGCACACCGTTAATTTGCCGACTTCTATCAATCTATCCAGCACTTCAACTTTTCCATTTACAGAAGTCAGGTTTCGCACGACTGGCAAACTTGAGGTTTCTAGTACGAACAGCGGATTGCTGGTTACCATAAATTTACTACCATCGTGGGCCGGTTATTACAAAGATCAAACTGGACTTGTTGGCAATTATGAAGTTCTGGCCCATTTAAATTCCAGTTCTAATACGACGTTTACTGGTAGTAACGCATTTGATACTTGGCTTCCTTTATCTACAGAAAGGGTTTGGGCCACAAATGGCGCGACGAGCGGACCGGCTTCAGCTGTTTATACCCTTACTATTAGAAGTGCGGCCTCGGGCCAAACTCTTGCATCTACCACTTGCTCAATTACGATGATTGGTACATGAGCGATCGTGACAGAGAAATAGAACACAGGCTCACCAAGGTTGAAGAGGCTTGTGCTCTTATACCAAAAATGGCTGAGCAAATGGACGCTATGGCACAGAAGTTGGCCAAGTATGACGGTCGGTGGGGCACCTTGCTTATGGTAGGTACGGCTTTGTGGGCAATGTTCGCTGCCTTCAAAGACAGCATAATTGGATGGATTAAGAATGGCTAACAACATTGACTGGACTGGTCTACTTAATGCCGGTCTCAACTGGTATGCCAGTAACCAGAATGCTAAACAGAATACGCAGGCCGCACAGCAATATGCCAATGCAGTAAGATTCAATCCCTATAACATTTCAGCTGGCAATTCCGGAGCATTGTTCAATGGTAACAATGCCATTGCAAGCCTTAGTCCTGCGTACCAGAATCTTCAGCAGCAACTGACTACTGGTGCTGGGGGCCTTCTAGGAAACATTGGAAGCTTGTATTCTGGAGGCGGTATTAGCCCTTTCCTCCAGTCAAATTTTGATACCTTTAATCAGCAGACATCCCCTTATTCCACTGACATCGGAGATCAGTTTAATGCCACGTCACGAGGCTTCCTTGGAGGACTTGGAAGTTTTGACCCTAATCAGGCAGCAGCAGACTACACCCAAAACCTCAGAAACCAAGCCGCCCCAGGAAACGCCACAGCCGCTCAAGACCTCACTCAAGGACTTTTTAACTCCGGAAGACTTGGCAGCACTGGTGGAGCGAATGTCCTAGGGCAACTTGTCCAAGCTCAAAACCAACAAGACCTAGGCTTTCAGCTTGCAGGTAGACAGTATGCCGGGCAGGAACAGAATAGACTTGCTGGGCTAGCTCAGAGCTTTGGGCAAGCCGGCACTCAGATCGGTATGGCCCAAAACCAGATGACCAATGCGAGAGCGCAGCAAAGATTTGCTAACGCTATGCAGTTGTTTGGCGCGGGGCAAAACAACATTCAGAACCAGCTATCTGGTGGGTTGTCTCTTTTGTCTGGCTCCCAGAGCCTAGATCAAAGTCTATTGGATACTATTCGTACTGGCGGATATCTTGGAGGGGCCTCCAGCAATGCAGCAGCTACTGGCAATCAGCCGCTACTCCAGTCGCAAGTAGCCGGGAATAACGCCAACTCAGCCGGGTTATTGGGGTTACTCGATTCCACAGGTCTTCTTGGCAAAGCTGGGGATTGGTTAAGTGGGCTGTTTGGTAAAAGCTCTTCGGGGACTGGTAGCGGTCTAGGTGACGTACTTAGTCAGCTTGGAGGTCAAAATCCCGGTTCAGCCCAATGGTGGGGTATTCCTGAGAAGCAATTCCCAGGAGCCGGGGGTGGCGGTTTTAGCGGCGCTGGCGGGCAAGCCGCCGGGGGCCTTCTCTCGGTACCTGGTGGGGCTGCCCAGATAGGCAATGGATTGCAGGACCTAGGATCGGTTTTCTCTGATGCAACCAAAGGAATGACAGATCAACAGTTGGCCTCTTATCTTGGTTCTGATCCTGCCATCTTCAATTCCAGCACTTTTGGAGATACGGTCGGGCAGATTGGGAATTGGCTGGGATATGCTCAGGCAGCTAATCAGGCTCTGAACGGGGATGTACCAGGGGCGGCCATCAGCGCATTATCAACTTATATGCCAGTAGCCGGATTGGCTTTTGCTGCTGGTGACGCTTTGAATCACGCTTTCCTTGAGAATGGTTCTAAGACTCGAAACGTACAGGCGTATAAAGCAGCTACCGGTGCCCAGCAAGTAACTCTTCCTATGGGGCATGTCGGGGTAAATGCCATGATTGTGCCTAAACAAGGTGGAGGCTATCAGCTAGTTTCGTCACAAGATTTTAACGATCTAGCCGGCAGCTGGTACGGTGCTACGTATGCACCAGATAGCAATCAGCAAGAATGG